AGGTTCCCAACACTCAGGACATGCTTTTATCTCGGTTATCTCGCCCTTTTTAACTAAACTCCTAAGCTCTCGCAGTAAGTACTGAAAGCCACACACATCGCATATAGCTATAGCCTTCTTACCTGAAGCAAAACGCTGGCTCATAGCTACCTCATACGCGGTACTAAGCGGATAGATGCTTTCTCTCTATCCTCTTGGGACGCTAAGTCAAACTGACGCTCATACTCCGTCTGTAACATAGGTATCCGTGGGGCTAATTCTGCGTCCTTCTGTGCTATGTAATAAGCCAATCCTGCTACGAGGCAGGGGAGGAACCTAAAATTAACGTCTGATGTCTCTATACCCGCTCCAGCGTCCTCGATACGACGCATTCTCCAGTATTTCAGCACATAGGTGCTGGAGGCATCAGGCACCGGCCACACCGTAACTGATGGGTTAGCCTGCCCCCTGTCAATATATAGCTGTATGGGCCGTCCTTGGCTTAACTTGTTAGGGATACTAGCGTATGTAGAAACGCTTATCCTAGATATATTTATGTCCGACTGTGTGGAGATATTCCCTTCTCCGGTACGGATAGTGTGCTCCAGCAGGTCAATGGTGTCGGCTGGCAGAGCGTATGTGGCAGTCCCTTCGACTAGGTTTACAGCCCCTTCGTCGATAGTCCACATGTTGATCCCACGGTTTTGCCACTCGATGGTCAGCAGGTTCATGGAACGTCTCGCAGTACGAAGATCATAGCCGGTGCGCATTTCGCGCCCAGCTCTCTCCCATGCCTCCTCGGCAATCTCCGTGAAGTCCATGTTAAAACTTGTAGTGCCTGAAGTGGGCATTATTTACCTCGTTTCTTGGCTACCTTTTTCTTACGTTTCAAAGGCTGCACTCTCTTGGGTTTGCCTGCGGGCTGCCCTAACCGTTTCTTCTGTGCAATCCTACTCTTTTTCTCTGTGCTAGACATCTCAGAAGATGTTTTAGGGGTTTTAGAAGACACTTTCTTGGTCGGCCTACAGTAAGGCGTACCGCGTCTCTCACCCTTCTGCCGCCCGCACTCTTTACCTGTACGGACATCTTTCCAATCCTCTTTGAACCAACGCTTCAGCGCGGCTCCTTTCTTTGTCTTACGAACGGCCACGGGCTTTCTTCTTTCTGCACTTGGCTATCGCACCGGAGGCGTAAGCAGAAGGGAATACTTTGTACTGCGCCTTCACTTTACGGTAGCAGTCGTCCTTAACTGTGCCGCCTTCCTTCAAACCTATAGGCCGCATCTTACCCATTCCTCTGCATTTCATCATTTTTTCGACTTCTCCACTCTAAGATGTGGCGTTCTTGCTAGTTTGCTACTCCACCGTTTGCACTTAGGGTTATCTCCGACCACGTACTCTGCGGCTCTGTGTAAAAGCTTAATATTGTCCTTGAATTGGCCTACCCCCGAATTGCAGTTGACACATAGTCTACCCCGTACTGTTCCATTTGTGTGGCAGTGGTCTACGTGTAATACTGTTGCGCTCTCCTTAACCCCACAAATAGCGCAAGCCGGGAAAATCTTGTTTAGTTCTTCCAATCCCTCGACAGATAAACCATATTTAGTTGCGTAATCATAAAAACGTGTTTGTTGCCTTCGTGCGTTGGTGCAAGCCTTACACCAAGAGTGCAAGCGCGGTTTACCGTTTCTACCTGAGAGAAGGTTGAAATTTTCTACCGGCCTGCGTTTCTCACACTTAGTACATACTTTAGTCTTCACTACCTACGTCCTTGAGGCCGTGAACGACACTCAACTCTGGGTCAGGCGGGCTAAGGCGAAAAGCTTCTCCCCCTACCTCTTCTAATAGGTAGACAAATTCCAAAACTTCTTCCCCTGTCCACCGCCCCCTAGTACACCTAAGCACAGCTAAAACTAAGTCTAGTACCAGAGTTTCCTCACTATCCAGTCGGTTTTTCACGACTACCGCATCTTGCAGGGGCGGACGCCTTTCTTGCACATGCCCGCGCCTTTGACCTTACCGCCCTTCGTATACCCTTTAGCCATACCACCTTTGGAGTATCGCTTCTTACTACCACTACAACCTGCCATAATGGCCTCCTACTTTTGCTACTCGTTTACACATTTCTACAAACTCTTCATCAGACATTGCGCGTTTAGCAAGGTTAACTTTACTGTCTACCCACTGGATATTACCTACTATGTAGCCAATCTTACTATCTATACGGTCTAAGCTGGCGTTGCCCCCGTAGGTTATACTTATATCTACACCACTTAGGGCACATTTCCCAGTAAAGAGGGAAAACATTTCGTTTTCCGTAAGTTCAAAGACTAACCCTCTACTTCTAGCCCCCCGCTTAAACTTCCTATAGAGTCGTGTCTTCGCTCCAACCGCTTGGTTTTTGCTAAAAGACTTAGCTTTCTGTACGCAGGGTTTACATTGCCAGTCAGACAAAGTGCTTTGCTTAGCGTGGTCTTTCCTAGTATACGCCTGCTCTGCACCGCACCCGCTACATGTACTACACCATTTGCCGTCCTGCCGTTTGTAAAGCCCCTCTACTTCCCCCCGTACCTGTGTGTAATGTCTAGCGCAATTTCTACAATTGCCCCGCGCTAACATTTTTATAGCACTATGCTTGGAGGCAAAAGCTACTTCAGCCCCACATACGCACGGTACTTTGAACCCCTCGGGTGTCTGCTGTATACGTGAATCCTGAATTGGTCTCATACATAGCTCCGCTACCACTTAACACGGTTACCAGTATAGTCCATTTCACGCGGTCACTCCAGTAGGCTGCGCTCATCTTGCCCTTGGCAATGTTTTTGCCGTGGCGGGCCTTAAATGACTTACGCTTTGCCTTCATGCGAGCAGATTCACCTTTCTTGGGTTTACCAGCGGTCTTAGCGCCTTTTTCCCCAAAACGAATTACTTTCTCCTTGCCATTCTCACAAGCCTTAACAATGTGGGACTTTTTCGGATGCGAAGAAGTACGTCGTGGCTTATTGCAAGCCATTTTTTTCTTATCTACGGGTTTAGCCATAGATCACCTCTGTGCGCTGCTGGCTGTTAGCCAGTATAGAATATAGTCGCAGCAGTAATGTTAGTCAGAGCACTGACGTAAATCGTGCTTTCGCAACGTATCCCCGCTTGTGGAATAGTCACGTCGCTACTGTCTGCGGTCGCCTCAAAGTCAAGGTCTAACACTGTAGTGCCACCGTTACCATCGGTGAAAGTAAGCCGCCCAGCCCCTACACCATCGTAGAGGACATGGACGCCCACTATTCTACCGGGGGCTGCATAAGCGTCCCCAGTGGCAGCAACGCGAACCGCTTTGATGTCATTACCAATCATGGCGATTCACCTCACTCGTCGTCAGACTTCTTGACTTCTGTACTTTTCTTTGCGGCCTTCTTCTTTGCTGGCTTTTTTGGCTCAGCGACTGGAGTATGACCACGCTTACCGGGAGTTGCCGTCATGGATCACCTCCTAGTTTTGTACGTATTGAACCGTAATAGTACCAACACCGGCAGAGCCAGCGCTTGTAATAAACCAAAGTTGTACGTCAGCCGCGCCCACGTCTTCCCAAGTGTCCGCATCAGTAATAGTACCGGCAGAACCGAAAAAGATGGTGTCCGCAGCAGTGCCCAAGGCAAGCGCAGAGAAAAGTTCATTGGCAGTTACTGAAGTACCCACGCTCAGGTTTTGAGAAGCACCGTCACATGCGGTAGTAATCTTGACCTGTACGTCGATGATTTCAGCATTTGCTGGGATGTAGACACCACTAGCTTGAGCAGTATCTGATTGAGTAAACGCAAAAGATTGAGCAAGAACAACCTTGCCTACGTTAGCGTCCGCGCCTTCGCGCTTAGTACCGGACTTGAGAGGCCCGGAGAAAGTTGAAGCACCCATAATAGTCTCCTGTCTGGGTAGGTCGTCATCCCCCAATAGTAGAGGAATCTGTCAGGAAAAAACATGGGGTAGCGTGAACTACCCCATGAACACAATAAACGCTTCTTATGAAGCGCCGGGAGATCCAAACACCGCCAGCGGGTCGGATACACCAAAGCTGTAACGCTCACGGGCCTTGTACCGGCTGTTACCAGTATCAAAGTCACCGTCCATAGAGGTTTGCATTGGGGTACGCACGAAGTGCTTAAGACCGTTAGGGATGTCAGTCATCAGGAACCACGCGTTGGTATCAGTCAGATAATGGTTAACAGTGTAACCTTCTGGGATTGATCCCATGCTGCGCATGGCGTTGATGTCGTTATCAGCAGTAGCTGTACGCAGCTCGGTTTCGAGCAGACGAGTTGCCACAAACTGAAGGTCAGGTGGAACAACCAACTTACGGGGCTTAGCTGCGATCAGCAGGCCACGCTCGTCAGTCCAAGCTGCGATCTGGATAATAGCGGCTTCCAAAGAAGTCTCATTCAGATCGGCGCCAGTAGCAGGCTCGTTAGAGTTAGTACCACCAGACACCAGAGGGTGATTAGTGGCACACAGCTCTACACCATCACCGTAAACCACTCCACTATCGAACGCATTGTTCAAAATAGATGCAGCTTTTACTTGCTTGGTGTAAGCCATAGCACGGGCAAGACCCTTGGTGTAACGCGCAGACAGAGAGTCGTACAGGTTATCTTCAACCGCTTCTTCAGTGATTGAGAATCCCATAGAGATTGTCTCGTGGTTATACCGGGCAGTCCATGCTTCTTGCGCGTTATCATACGCAATAGCAGCGCCTTCCGCCTTAGTAGGGGCAGCGCCAAAGCCTGACAGCTTGGTTTCTTCTTCAAAAGAACGTTCTGAGCTTTCAGTCTCGAAAATCTCAGCGTGTTCTTCACCATACTTTTCATACTCCATACCGAAAAGGGCGTTTAGACCCGGAAGGAGTTCTTTGAGCAGTTGCGCTCTTGAAATAGCCATGTCTCAGTACTCCTTAAATACCAGTCTGATTGGTGTATGAATGCTGGCCGGGATTGAACTTAACGATCAAATCGGTAGCAGCGTCACCAACAGTTGAATCCACATTATCAACAAAATCGACAATGCGGAAGGCCCAAGTTGCGGTAGTGCCGGTAGTGGAAGTTACAGCAGTGTTGGAATTACCAGTAGCGGTATTTCCTGTGCTGGTAGACTGTACAGCGGCAAGGTGAGTATTTTGGCCCAGATCATCCTGAGTTACAGCGCCATCGGCCTGTACTTGGAACAAACAATCTGGATCATCGACAACGTAAGCAACAGCGTCATCAGCTACAGTGCCAGTAGGCCAGTATTGACGGAACAGCTTTTGCTTAGTACCGGGATCGGTGTATGCACAACCTACGAATACGCCAATAGTACCGGCGGGGAACGTAGTAGTGTTATCACCATTTGTGGTCACGATTTCGATAGTGCCACCAGCACCAATAGCCACGATTGAACCATTGTAAATGTTGGTACCATAACCGGAAGCGATCTTAATCTGACGAGTCGAACCCGCGTAGGGCTGTCCTCCGATCAGATTCAACGGCTTTAGGCCGTAAGGGGCAGCAGAAGATGCCATGATAGACTCCTAGTTTATCCTTTGCCAAAAGTAACCGACGATTTCCTGTCATTAAACAGGGGCATACGCGGGTCACTTTCACGCATTAAGTTATTGTCAACTGACTGCATCTGAGCAGCGGTTTGCTGCTTAAAATACTCGTTGCGGTCGTCAACCATTTCTTGGGGGGCTTTACAGAGCATAAGGCCACCGATAAGGATATTGTCTTTGAACCGTTCATCAGATACGGAATCAGCAAATATCTCGGGGTGCATGTCGGCTCGTACCGGCTCCCATCCTTCACGTATTTTTGAAGAAACATTAGTGGCGTCAGAAACACCCCGTGTAGCTACGCGAATCCAACGATAGACATAACCGTCTTCTGGTGTGGGATTAGGCAATACTTCTGGCCTTGTCCACGCCTTCTTACGGGTACTTTTTTCTCTCGTTTGTTGTTCACGCGGCATACGTAGTTTGTTATCCGCCATTACCTATTTCCTCCTAATTTAGCAGCCTGTAAGGCGTATTGTTCCGGTGTTACTCCAAGTCGTTTCGCTAAAGCAAGCTGTGTTTGACTTAATTTCACCCTCTTGGGTGACGTGCTCCGCGTAGCGGGTGCAACCACATTGCTAGTTTTTGGCTTGGTAGTTTCCTCCGGCTCGTTGTCTGTCCCGTCATCAAACTGATCGGGGAATACTTGTCGCATACGAGAGTTTATTTTCTCGTAGTATTCATCTGATTGAGGGTCTACACCCCCCTTCGTTAACTTGTTGTGCAGTCCCAACGCAAAAGCCGTCATTTCGTCATCAGAGCCAAACCAAGGGTTATCTTCTCTCCAAGATTCAGCCTTAACGTCTTTCTGCGGTTGAGGCGCAGGTTGCTGTGATTCCAGCACATTCGCGGGCTGCTGTAAAGGTTTTTCTTCCGCTACCTGTCTGGGTTTGAGGTTACTAACCCTCTCCATACGTATTTGCGCAGCGTTAAGTAGTGTCTGTGCTTCTAATATTGCATCAGGTTCGCCCGACTCATAAGCCTGTCGGTATTGACGTTTCGCCAACTCCAGCTCAGAGTCTACTTGCTTTCTAGCAGATTCGATTAGAGCGTTGTGGCTCTGATCCGTCTTACTCTTTAGTTGTTGATTCTCTTCAACTAATTGCTGAGCAAAAGCTATAGCTTCTTCTTTTTCGCGTAAGGCTTGTTCTTTAATCCTACGTTCGTCGTGGTAACCCTTACTTAAATGCTTAATCCGCTTTTGGACACCCGCATTGTAATTTTGAAGTTCATCTTCTGTAACTTCTTCTGGAGGTTTAGACGGTTTACGCCCTCGATCTTCTGGAGGAGTGTCGTCATACACCTCAACTTCAACTTCGCCCGCTTTTATAGTCTCAGGTTCTTCCTTCTTGGAAGGCTTCTCTATAGTTTCGCGCCCTACTGCTTCGTCAACCTCTATCTTCAGGGTCTCCGGCTCAGCTTCCGGTATCTCTACCTCTTGCAGCTTCTCATCCTTATCAGGATCAGGAAATTCAAACTCTACTTGTTCCATTGGCATAGCTTAGTCCTCATGCACGAGCTAACTTGCTCGGATCGTCAATTACCGCCTCAACTGAGTCGTCGTTCATAAGTCGATACTCAGCCTTGCCGACTTTAAATCGCGTGCCGGTATTAGCACGAAACATCACGTAATCGCCCGGTTTACACCAAGCACCGTCGGGGAACCTATCCTTATCGTTGTAGGCTTGGTCACCCATATCTACTACTAGCCCTACCATAGACAGGATGTACTCTTCACGTAGGGTTTCTGCTGCTTTCACAATCCCCCCAGCAAAGGTCTCCTCAACCGTAGGTAAAGCAATAAGGAGGCGGTATCCAACAGGTTTGGGTATCTGCTCTTCCAGTACCACTTCCGCTTTCTTTTGCTCTTCGATCTTTTGTTGGCGTTTAACTTCCAACGCCGTCATTTCTGCCGTTTCAGTCATCTACGTCGTCCATATAGTTGCGCGAAAGGTCTTCTATTTCTCTGCGTGCGGCGGCTAGACCTCGGATTACCCCGCACGATTCCTTATACATGGGGTAGTCTGTAGCGCCCCCACTAGCAAGAAATTCTTCCTGTTGCTTTTGCATGTCTGCAAGTTTGTTGTTCAGCACGTCAAAGACGGTATTGGTCATACCTTATTGCACCTTCTGTGAATTAAGTAAGTCGAGTAT